CAAATTTTCCTGCTACTCCTCATGTAAAATGGCCTTTAGGAGTACATACAATAAAACTTGGACTGACCTCAACGTATTATTACGTTAGTGGTGTCGATCTTATTGTTCAAGAATGGGGAGCTACTACAGGATCGGATTTAGCACCAAATAATAGTGCAACTTCAGCAGGAAGTTTGACAGAAGCAGATGCAACTGCTGGTTGGACAGATAATGGTAATGCTTCTTTTGCATCGGATAATACACCAGCTAGTGCGCCGACAGGAGCAGGAAATCATTCTCTCCATTTTACAACTAATAGTTCTGGTGATACAGTTAAACTTGCAAATATAACTGTTGCTGAACGATCAACTTATAAAGTTAAAATAACTTATAAACAAATAAGTGCAACTGCAACATCAAATCCTAGAGTACTTCTTGGTTCATCTGATGGTGGTACTCAATATGGAAATATACATTTTAATAATAAGGGAGATGGAATGTGGCATACAAAAGAATGGTATGTCGTTCCATCAACAACAAGTTTATATGTAGCTTTTGGAACAGGAAACGGAAATACTGAATTGTATATTGGTTCTGTTGAAATATTCCTTCTTAGTACAGGAAAAAGAAGTGAAATTCAAATACAACCACAAAATGTAGTTTCTTATAATAAAAGATTTGCTGTAAGTGCAGCTTCACATCACTACAATCCATTTCGTTATGCAGCAGATGGAACAACTGCAATTAACGTGGGTGACAATACTGCTCATGGAAAAGTAACAGGCGGATGGTCTGGTACTGGTGCAACATTTTATGATTCCACACTTGATACTGGAACTTCTTTAGGTTTATCAAATTGGGAAAATGGGGGAAATTATTATCGACCAGTAAATGGCGGAAGAGTTGTCAAATGGATAGACTCTACTGGTGCTCTTAAAACAAGTGTTACTGTAATGCCACCTTCAGGATTTTCTCATGCTCTAAATGCATCATCAAATGCAGGCCCACATCAATCGCCATGGACAACACAAAAATATGGAATTTACAGTTCTACTACAGAAAATAATGATCTTCAAGAAATTGCAGTTACCTTAAATGGTAGTCAGTTCGGAAATGGTGCAGCAAATGGTGGGGCAAATCCTGCCGGATCTCAATTTGCAGATATGTCTTGTTTAACTGGAACAGCTGATAATTTTTCATACTGTATGGATGATAATGCTACACTTGTGTATGCAAACACATGGTCATTCTCCGAATCGACTTATCCTTATTTTAACAGAGCTTCTCCAGGCAGCGATCTTACGTTATTTTTTATAGGAACTGGATTTAAAATGAATACTATGTCTCAAGGAAACCAGCACGTGTTCGGTAATTCACATTATGGTTCTCATTCTTTTCAGATTTGGCTTGATCGTTCTAATGGAGATAATGGATATTGGAGAGTTGATAATAGTGCGGCCGCACAAGCAGTCAAACAACACAATTCTGGTGGTGGTACTAATGCAATATATAACTGGAATCCTTCCGCACACGATGCATTTACTATTATGCAACCAAAAAGACCACCAATTCCACCCGAAGCAGTAGTACTTGCGGATTATATGCTGATGGCCGATTCAAATGGATATCAAGCTGATACTAATGGTACTTCTGGTGGTGCAGAAAGAATGACTGCACCTAAAGGTTCTATAAGAATTCAATGCAACAACGAAATATATGTACAGGGAGCGAGTAGTGCTGCGGCATGGCAAAATTCTGATGGTGGTGGAACTGATTGTATGAATTATTCATTGGGTGCATCCAGATTAAGTAATATGGGTAATGGAGCTGAAATGACTCTGAATAAATTTTGCACATATCAAACACATTATGGGTGGGATATTGCATCAAGACATCAGCCCTTTTATGTAGGCGGAAAATTAGAAACTACTACTAAACATGGTACAAGCGGATCTTCTTATTATAAAGTACCAAATGGAACTCATGCTCCTGGCTTATTCAATTGGCAAGCAAAGGGAAATCATGCTGCATCTAGTGGTTATTTTGAGGGAGCAGATATTCATACTCCTATTCATTCTGCAACACATTATGTTCCTTATGAAACAAGAACGAGGAAAATATTTTTAGGTGGAAGAGAAGGAATTGAAGATACTCATTTAATTTGTTCACCAGAGGGTAAAAGTTGGGCAGATGTTACTACTGATTATTCTACTATTAGGACGAGCAGAAGAGTTTATTCTGGTGCTTGGACAGGATCAGATCTTAATACTCTTCAAGGCAATCGACACAGAATAGTATTGGGTACTCAGTCGGAATATAGAAAATGCAGCATGAAAGATTGGGCACCGCTGGGCACTTATTGGTGGCAATGTTTGGAAGATGGAGATTGGGTAGTGACCTTCCTTACTCATATTAATACATCTGTTAATACTGGTGGTTGGTGGGAAATGAAACTAAATCACGTAAATATAGGTCAGTTATATGGTGAGGATGCAGATTACAATCGAATGCATATTCAGGCTTCTTTTCATGCTACAAGGGGTGATTTGTTACATATTCATGGAACTATTTCAAGTGCTTCACATTGGCAAATTGATAGACTTTAGAGTAACAATCGAATGTGGTAAGACATTTTATTTTTCCCTCTCTTTCCGTAGATAATAAATATAAATATGAAACCAATGGATAATATTATCAACATTACGGAAAGAACATGGCAGTATCACTCAAGAAAAAAGTTCAAAATTATACGATAGATCAAGGGGCAACCTTTGAAAAAACTATTGGTGCAGAAAATTCATCTTCTTCAGCTGTAACCATTTCTTCTGGTACAGTCGCAGGCGGGATCATCAAGAATTTCGCTTATGCAAACACTCTTCAAGCATTTACAACTTCTGTTACTGGTGCAAATTGTACCTTTTCGTTGACTGCTACGCAAACTACTGCACTTGCAGAAGGAAAATACTATTATAGTTTGACTTATACACAGAGTGGGGGAACAGTTAAAGAAAGACTTGCAGAAGGACTTGTTACAGTTGAACCTTCTGCCGAAATTAACAACGGATAATAAACTATGTCATCAACACAACCAGCATCAACTACAGAATTAAAAGAATACTGTCTGCGAAAATTGGGAAAGCCTGTCATAGATGTGAACCTTGCAGATGAACAGATGAATGACATGATAGATGAATCTGTTCAATTTTTTCAAGAATATCATTTTGATGGAACAGAAGTTTTTTATGCAAAAGAACAAGTTGCTGCAAGTACTCTTACATTTGCAAGTGCAGCTACAGGAACATTTTCAGCAGAAGAAACGATTACAGGGGGAACTTCTAATGCAACTGCAAAGATACACGAAGTTACAAGCACTACTGTTCTAAAATTCAAAGAACATAAAGACGGAAATGGACTCAGGGCAGCAAACACTTCTGGTGCTACATTTGTTTCGGGAGAAACAGTAACAGGGGGAACTTCTGGTGCAACTGGAACAGTTCATGGAACACAAGCAACCGCAGTTGTTTTTGGTAATATCGATACGAAAGCAGTTACTGCGGATGATACGATAATTGGAATACGAGATGTACTTCCTATCAAAGCAGAAAAACTTTCATCGGATGATATGTTTTCCATCGAATATCAGTTCAACTTAAATTCTTTACCTGGCCTACTTAAAGGATCGGGCGGTCTTTCAAATTATGCAACATCGAGACAATACATCGATCTCATGGATGATTTCTTTTCTAAAAGTGATACTAGACAAATTCGTTTCAATAGACTTACTGATAAAGTCTACATAGATATGGATTGGGATGCAACTCTTAAAATTGGAGATTGGTTGGTTCTTCAATGTTATAAAAAAATTGATGGATCAACTTATACAGAAATGTACAATGATATATTTCTTAAAAAATATACAACTGCACTTTTCAAAAAACAATGGGGTGCAAATCTTATAAAATATGAAGGTATGCAATTGCCTGGCGGTGCTACTTTGAATGGTAGACAGATCTATGATGATGGTAATACAGAATTAGAAAAATTAGAAGAAGAATCGCAAATGAGGTATCAATTGCCTGATAACTTTTATGTAGGATAGTATTATGGCAACAAACTCGTACTTTCGTACATTTGATGCAAGAAACGAACAAGAATTATTACACTCACTAACACAAGAATCAATTCAGATATACGGACATGATGTTTCTTATATCCCTAGAACTTTAGTAAATACCGATACAGTTTTAGGAGAGGACTCAATCTCAGAATATAAGGATGCGTATTCAGTTGAAATGTTTATCAAATCAGTAGACGGATTTGAAGGTGAAGGTGATTTAATTTCAAAGTTTGGTCTGGAAGTCCGTGATCAGATTGTGTTCTCACTGGCACGGAGAGCTTGGGAAGGGTTGGATTTGGGGATTCGGCCTAAAGAGGGAGATCTAGTTTATTTTCCTCTTACCAGCAAGCTCTTCCAGATCATGTTTGTCGAGCATGAAACACCATTTTATCAGAATGGTGCATTACCTACATTTGACTTAACTTGTGAACTCTTCACTTACTCCGATGAGAAAATCGATACAGATGTTGATGAGATCGATGTAATAGAACAAAAACAATCTTTTGTTCGTACATTTGAACTCTCAAGTGTATCTGGTACATTCGTTGAAGGTGAAACAGTTACAGGAGGAACTTCCGCAATTACTGGTGAAGTTGCAAGATGGGATGCTACAACAAGTTATCTCTATCTTATCAGCATGACAGGGAATTTTACTCTCAATGAAATATTGACAGGAGCAACGAGTACTGCAACTGGAACATATTCAGTCAAACGAACAACTGATGAAACTACTGAAACTCTGGCAACTATTGACTCGGGGCAATCAGATAATGTTTCAAGTAACAAACAGTTTGAAATTGATGCAGATTCAGTATTTGATTTTACTGAAGGGAATCCTTTTGGAGATAATCCGTAATGTTTGGAACGTATTTTTATCATCAAACCTCAAGAAAAATGGTGGTTGCATTTGGATCACTATTTAATACAATTGAGGTGCGGAGAACTAATAGTGCAGGATCAGTTATTGAAACACTAAAAGTTCCTCTTGCATACGGGCCAAAGGAGAAATTCCTCACTCGTATAAGTGCAGATCCAAATTTGAATCCTGGCGTAGCACTTACTGTTCCAAGAATGGGTTTTGAGCTAACATCGATGACATACGATGGTGTTAGAAAACTCAACACTATGGGAAGAAATGTTGCATCGGGAACTACAGGACTCAAAAAACAATACAATCCAGTTCCCTACAATTGGGATTTTTCCCTTTACGTTTATGTAAAGAATGCAGAAGATGGAACACAGATTTTGGAGCAAATCCTTCCATTTTTCACACCAGAGTTTACAGTAACAATGAATCTTGTTACTTCTATGGGAGAAAAAAGAGATATACCACTTGTTCTCAATTCGGTTACAAGTGAAGATACATACGAAGGTGACTACGCATCAAGGAGATCCATTATCTGGACACTTTCATTTTTAATGAAAGGGTGGTTATATCCAAACGTAGTAGATAATGCAAAAGTTATCACAGATGTTACCATAGACACTCACTTAATGAGTGCAAAAGCAGCAAGTCCAGAATACATAGTAATGGAAGATAGTACAGATTATAGTACAAATTACATGATTTTAGATAAACATGAGATCGATGTCGCAACCAGAATAAGAGTATTGAATGAAAGTTCGGAAGAGGCAATTGCTGCAGGCGCAACTGTAAGTAGAACAAATGTTGTTCCAAAAGATACTTCTGCTCTGACTGATGATGATTTTGGATTCACAGAAACATTTGAATTCTTTCCTCAAGGTAAGACATATGATCCAGTAGCTGGAACTGATAGTTGATGAAAGTTGAACAATTAGTAGAACAAAGAATAGAAAAAAGTTTAGATCTCGTTGAAAATAACGATAAAAATGAAATAAAAGTTCTAAATACAAACGAGAACAACCCTCCTGCCGTGATCAATGGAGATGGTGAAAAAGATTCAGATTTTCAATATGCTCGTGAAAATTTATATCATATCATTGAGAGGGGTCGTGATGCAATGGATGAACTTTTGGAGATAGCCAAATCCGAAGAATCTCCAAGAGCATTTGAAGTATTTGGTCAATTACTTAAAAACATGACCGATTCTCAGGAAAAATTAATGGAACTCCACCAGAAGAAACAAAAACTGGAAAACGATGGAGATAGACAGGAAGTCACAAGAGCACAAAATGTGACTAATGCATTGTTCGTGGGGAGTACTGCGGATTTGCTTAAGTTGGTAAAGAAAGAAACGAAAAAAAATGATTGACATATTCAACGCATCCGAAATGATGATGTTAGGTTTAATCCTATTTTCTTCTTTTTGGATATTTTTATTTAACTATAGACAAGACAATAAGGACAAGTATAATGGTCATGGATGGTTGATTGTTTTAGATCTGCTTATTAACATGGGTATGTCTGCAACTGGATATTTGTTGATTTCAATTGTATTCACAAATATTCCTCAACTTGCGGCATATGAAGGTTATCGTTACCCTGTGGGATATCTTTTTGGTTTAACTTCAAACGTAAGTATACCAATAGTTCTCAAGTGGTTTCAACAACAAATAACCAAAAAGTTAAATCAAGCAGGAAAAAGGTGAGGTAAATTATGGCTGAACAAAAGAAACATAAACATGATGAGATAGAGGTGATGGAACTTGAACCAGTAAAAGAAATTGAAATAGAAACCAAAAATCTAGTTGCATCAAGTAAGATATGGATATACACCATAATAGGATTGCTTGTATATATGATTTTCTTGGTAATTCCAGACATAAATGAAAAAGTTACATGGATGGAAAAAGATCTCAATTCTGTTTTGGTTCAATCAGAACGATTTAAAAAATCTACTAGAGTATTTGCTAGAGATCATAAATGTGCTTCATGTCATTTAAGTCCAGATTATCTTCTTCACAATTTACTCACCAAATATCCTAGTTTTTCTGACATTAAAGCATTTATGCAAGTAGGACACCAAAGGTATTACACGATGCAAACTCCGATTCCAGATGATGAACTTCTGACTATCTATAGGGCATTGCAGTAATGTGGATACCAGCAGGAAAACTTATAGTTGCATTGGTGTGGGCATTTTGGATAATTGCAGTAGATTCTACTGCTGAAGGAAATCCTGCTGACAATGTAATTGTAGAACCAAAAGAAGTAAGAGAAGAATATAATCCAACTTATGGAATGACTCTTGCTCGTGTAAAAGACAGGGGAGAAGTTCTATGTGGAACAAAAGAAGATTTTCCTGGCTTTTCGGAAATGATATGGACAGACGAGCATGGACATCGATGGATTGGGTTTGATGTAGATATTTGTCGTGCAGTTGCTGCTGCAGTTTTCGGAGATGCAGATGCAGTAGAGTTTATCGAAGTAGATGGAAATACAAGATTTTCTTTTCTCATTGATGGAACAATCGATATGCTTTCGGCTGCAACAACATACACTTATTCCAGAAATGTTCTTAAAAAATTAGAATTTCTTCCAACTACGTTTTATGATGGTCAAGGGTTTATGGTAAGAAAAACTCTTGGTGTATCTTCTGCAAAACAGATGGGGGGTGCAAGAATATGTTTTAGTTCTACTGGAACTGCTGCAAAAAACATAAAAGATTTTTTCAAGAAACATTTTATTCAATATAAACCAGTTGAAATTGAACCGCCACAAAGACCTAAAAGCATATACTTGAAGGGTGACTGTGATATGTATGGAACAGATCGTTCTGGACTTGCATCAAACAGACTTCAATTTGATGATCCTGACTGGCACATAATTTTACCAGAAATTATTTCAAAAGAACCACTTGGGCCAGTAGTTAAATATGGAGATCAACAATGGTCAGACATTGTGAGATGGTCGGTTTTTGTATTGTTCATTGCAGAAGAAATGGGATTGAATTCTCAAAATATAGATAGATTTAAAAATAACATTGATCCAAACATACAACGTTTTATGGGGGAATTAAATGGAAAAGATCATCCCCATCTTGGATCTAAATTAGGACTGGGCGAAACTTGGTCATATAACATAATCAAACAAGTTGGAAATTACGAAGAAATATACGAAAGGAATGTAGGAGTAGAGACACCACTTGGATTGGAACGTGGATTGAATAAACTTTATACTCATGGAGGATTATTGTACGCCCCACCACTAAAATAAGGAAAATATGGGCCACGTTACACGTTTCTCAAAAGATGGTGATGGGAAACAACGAGTAAATCATTTCGAGCAAGTACCAGAAGATCGTACTGCTGTAGATAATATTCTGAGAGTCAATCACGGAAATCAAATGAGATTGGGATTGATGGCAGATGCAAAAGCAAATATTATGATCACAGTTACTTCTATTGTTTTTTCAGTTACAGTTGCAAATCTAGATAACGAAGCTATAAGATGGCCTCTATTAGGATTTGCATTTGGTTGTTTTCTTGCATTATTATTTGCAATATTTGCAATCATTCCGAATACAGATTATCCTAAAGTAAAGGGATCGAATGAAATTGACAGGGAATCTCCTATATTCAATCCTCTATTTTTCGGACATTTTGCACATTTGGACATACACGAATACAAAGAAGACTATGCAAAAATCTTGATGACTGATGATAGTGTATATGATTCAATGGCCGGGGATATCTATGGTCAAGGAAAGATACTTGCATTAAAGAAGTATAAGTACTTAAAATGGTCTTATAATAGTTTTCTTGTAGGAATGTCGAGTGCAATTGTAATTTTTGTTATTCAAAATTTAATCTAGGTTATTTAATGACAGAGCATGGAACTTACTTAGGGAATCCCCTTTTAAAAGCTGCATATGTAGATCAAGATTGGTCTGAAGAACAAGTAGGTGAATATGTCCGATGTCAACAAGATCCACTTCATTTTGTAAATCAGCATATAAAAATTGTTTCAGTTGATGAAGGTTTAGTGAATTTTGATGTTCGTGATTATCAAGAAGACATGATAAACAGGTTTCACAATGAACGATTTGTGATCTGTAAGATGGCTAGACAGTCTGGTAAATCAACCACTATTCTTGCATATTTACTCCATTACATCCTTTTTAACGAGAATGTTTCAGTTGCAATTCTTGCAAACAAGAAATCTACTGCAATGGAACTTCTTGGAAGATTGCAACTTGCATACGAACATATGCCTAAGTGGTTGCAACAAGGAATTCTAATATGGAATAAAGGAAACATCGAGCTGGAAAACGGCTCTAAAATCCTTGCAAGCTCTACTTCTGGATCTGCAATTCGAGGAGGAAGTTTCAATATCATTTTCCTCGATGAATTTGCATTTGTTCCTCACAACATTTCTGAAGAATTTTTCAGTTCAGTATATCCTACTATTTCTTCTGGTAAAACCACAAAGGTATTCATTGTTTCTACACCAAACGGAATGAATATGTTTTATAAGTTGTGGACAGATGCAGAAGAAGGTCAGAATGATTATTCTCCTATTTCGGTGCATTGGTCGCAAGTTCCAGATCGGGATCAAGAGTGGAAAGAAAAAACGATACGGAATACCTCAGAACGCCAGTTTCAACAAGAATTTGAGTGTTCGTTCTTAGGAAGTTCTAATACGCTTATTTCTACAGACAAACTCATGGCAATGCCTTATAAACCAACAATCTATTCAAACGATGGATTGGATGTGTATCAAGAACCAATTCAAAACCACACATATGTCATGGTGTGTGATGTATCCAGAGGAGTTGGACTCGATTATTCTGCATTTTCAGTATTTGATGTAACTAAACAACCATACAGACAAGTTGCAAAATACAGAAAAAACGACATTTCTCCTATGTTATATCCGAATGTAATCTTCACAACTGCACAAAAATACAACGATTCTTTTGTTTTGGTAGAAGTAAACGACATTGGCCAACAAGTTTCGGATATTCTTTATCACGATATGGAATACGAAAACATGATGATGGTTACAATGCATGGAAGAAACGGACAACAGATTGGGGGTGGTTTCTCTAAGAATGTATCTATGGGAATACGTACCACTAAACAAGTCAAGAGAATAGGGTGTGCGACACTCAAAGACTTGATAGAGAGAGACAACCTTATTATAGAGGACTTTGATACAATAAGTGAACTCACAACTTTCATTGGAAAAAGTACATCATGGGAAGCCGATGAAGGAGCCCACGATGACTTAGTAATGGGTTGTGTTATTTTCTCTTGGTTAGTACAACAAAGGTATTTCAGAGAATTGACAGATCAAGATATTCGTGAAAAAATGTTTGCAGAACAGATGAAACTCATCGAAGAAGAATTAACTCCATTTGGATTCATCGAAGATGGACAAGATGATACAGTAGAAATTCCAGGCGACGATGGACTTTGGAAACCCGCTGGGGAAGAATGGCAAAGAGAGTTATATTAAAGATATTCTTTCTTTTTACTCTCAAATGCAAATCCGAAATCATCATCTTCTTTCATTTCTTCCGTAATTAATTTCATTAGAATTGCATCGATTTCTGCTTCAAGATCTGGTCTTATGTTACGAAGTCGATAAAGGAATTTAACACTTTCTTTTTCAATCATCTCTTTACTCACACGAACAGAAGTATAACTCTTCTTATTTTGACTTTTAGTTTGAAGAACTAAATGTTCTGGATTCACACAATCATTTGTTTCACAAGTCTGATGAACTACCATATTTTCTGCGATATCCCCCTTATAAAGAAGATATGCAAATCTGTGTGCAGGGGTTGATTTTCCATTATATGAAAACATCCCATAACCTTGCTTCTGTTTAGCTGCAGTCCAGATATGACAATTTTCAGTCTTACTTACCTTTGATTCAAACCGATTAATGGCCTTTTTTGGATATTTGCTCATGTTTACCATACACTAAATATTATTCATCAATTATAGTTATTTATAAATATTTGTTAAGGACAGGAATGTATAAGTCCTAACGAACCCTTAAAAACAATTTCAATGGAGAAAATAAGATGGCCTTTCAAGTAAGTCCAGGCGTCAATACCTCAGAAATAGACTTAACTAATGTAGTAGTTGCTGCAGGCACCTCAACTGGTGGTGCAGTCGGCCGGTTCCGCTGGGGGCCCATCGAAGATGTTACATTAGTAACTGATGAAGACAATCTGGTAGAATTGTTTCAAAAACCAAATGATGATAACTTCAATGACTTTTTTACAGCTGCAAACTTCCTTTCGTATTCAAATGCTTGTCAGGTTGTTCGTGCTGCAAATACTACAGTTGCAAATGCGGCTGCACCGAAGAATTCGGCAGCAATAACATCTGGAACATATTCAAATATTCAAATCACAGATTCAGATGCATACTACAACAACTACGATGATGAGTATGGTGGATCTACAGTATATGCGGGTGTTGCACCAGCAGTTGCAAAATGGGCAGGAGTTCTAGGAAATAGTCTTAGAATGGGAATTTGCCCTGCGGATAAACCAGCATCAACAGGAAACCTCACAGGAACAGTTAGTTGGAATCAAACATCTGGTGTTATTACAGGATCGGGAACTAACCTTCAAGGAGAATTGAGTGTTGGTGATCTAATAACTATTACTGATGCAACTGATGCATTCGTTGTTATTTCAATTGCATCTGCAACTTCAATGGTTGTTCGTGCAAAAACTCATTCTGCTGCAATTTCTGCAAAAGCATTCCAAAGATTAAAAAGATCTTCTTTTTCACAACCAGCAGCACATTGCATCGGAACAGTTACAACAACTGCTGATTCAAAAACTGTTACAGGATCGGGAACATATTTCTCTACACAATTGGTTGTTGGTGATCTCATCACAATCGGTGGAGAGACACGAAAAGTTACAGCGATTGCATCTGCAACATCATTGACTGTTAAAGACAATTTCATTGGTGCAAATGCATCAGCAACATGGGAAAGAAAATGGGAATTCGCAGATGCATTTAACGAAGGAGCTCCTACTACATCCGATACTGCAGCTGATGCAGATCTTGAATGTGACGAAATGCACATTGCAATCGTAGACGAAGATGGAGAATGGACAGGAAATCCTGGCGAAGTAATCGAAGCATGGCCGAATCTTTCAGTCATGAAGGGTGCAAAATCCCCTGACGGAGAAGAAGTATATTACAAAAATGCACTTAATAAAAATTCAAACTATGTTTGGTGGACTAAGCATCCAGTAATCAATTCAGTTGATACTGCTGGTTCTACAAATCAAATTACATCCAATACAAAAACATGGATTGCATGGGGTGTAGATAAAACAACTGCATCTGGTTTAACAAATTCTGGTGGATCTGGAAGTGAATTCTGGACTGGCGGACAACCATTAAATGCAAGTTTTATCGGTGGAACTGATGGTTCTGCACTTGCTTCAGCAGATGTTATTCGTGCATATGATAAATTGAAATCTGCGGAAGATGTAGATGTTTCACTTATTACAACTTCTGCACACGGATCTACTGTCACTCGACACGTAATCAATCAAATTGCAGAGTCACGAAAAGACTGCATGGTTTTCTTTTCACCAGAAAAAACAGATGTTGTTGGAGTTACAAATTCTTCAACTGCAACCGATAACGTAACAGATTATCGTGATACTGTAAATATGAACACTTCCTATGCAGTTATGGACTCTGGATGGAAGTATATGTTTGATAAGCATAATGACAAGTATCGTTTCGTTCCTTTGAACGGAGATACTGCGGGTCTTTGTGCTCATACAGATTCAGTTCGTGATCCTTTCTGGTCACCGGCTGGTTTCACAAGAGGTCAAATCAAAGGTGTTGTAAAACTTCCTTTCAATCCTAAGAAAGCAGAACGAGATAAGTTATACTCAAAAGGTGTAAATCCAATCGTTTCTTTCCCAGGCGAGGGAGTAGTCATGTTTGGTGACAAAACACAATTGACAAAACCATCTGCGTTTGATCGTATCAACGTAAGACGATTGTTTATCCTTCTGGAAAAAGCAATTGCAAATGCAGCTCGATTCCAACTGTTTGAATTCAACGATGAGTTTACACGTTCACAATTCGTATCAATGGTTGAACCTTTCTTGCGTGATATTCAAGGAAGAGGCGGAATTCAAGATTTCAGAGTGATATGTGATGCATCGAACAATACACCACAAGTGGTAGATTCTAATTCGTTTAGAGGAGACATTTTTGTCAAACCTTCACGTTCTATCAACTTTATCCAACTCAACTTTGTTGCAGTTAGGAGTGGAGTAGAATTCTCTGAAGTCGTTGGTGCTGTTTAAGATTTTTGACATAAATAATTAAAACAAAGTTTTTTGGAGAAAATAACAAATGGCACAAGCAACTACAGGACTATCAACATTCAAGTCGGCTCTCGAATATGGGGGAGCCAGACCCAGTTTATTTGAATTTTCGGTAAGTGCTGCACCAGATGGGGTTGATTCTTCTTTATCAAGTGTAAATTTATACTGCAATGTTTCAGAATTGCCAGGGGTGACTTTAACACCCATTGAGAGACAATATATGGGAAGAACAGTTAAGATTCCCGGCGACATGGTATTTGCAGATTTAACCACTACTATTATTAATACTGAAAAATTCAACGTTAGAAATGAAATTGAAAAGTGGATGGAATTTATCAATGGTACTACTGATAATAAGAGTCAAGCAGATGCAGATTTTGGAACTGGAACAGCAAAATTAACTCATTATCAAAAAAATGGTGATGAAACTATGGTCTATCAGTTTGAGGACATCTGGCCGACAACATTATCGGAAATTGCACTCAGTTATGATACTGCAAGTGATATAGAACAATTCGATGTTACATGGGCATATAACTACTTTACAATGAGTGGTTCAGGTGTAGCTACTGGTAACTCTACACAAGGATAATAAAATGGCATTTACAGTTTCAAGTTTTAAGTCAAACTTAGCAAATCAGAGTGGAGGTGCTCGTCCGTCTTTATATAGAGTTGATATCAACGGAAAAAATCGTGGTTTATCATTTACTGACAACGAAAATCTTCTTGTTAAAGCTACATCTATTCCATCGGCAAATATTGCACCTCTTACTGTAAATTATGCAGGAAGAGCATATAAATGGAATGGATTTAGAACGTATGATAATTGGACAGTTACAGTAATAAACGATGAAAATTTCTGGGCAAGAAATAGAATGATGTGGTGGATGAGAAATATGTCTGGTAAATTTGATGGTGAAAGAACTTCTGGATTTGGAGATCAACTTATTGGTAAAAATTGGTTCGATGGTGATGCAACAGTACAACAATTAAGTACTTCTGGTAGTGTAATGCAAACTTATAAGTTTCATTATCTTTGGCCAACGGAAATAGCAGGAATTCCTGTGGATTGGGCAAGTGATGCTCTTCAGGAATATACTGTAACTTTTGCATACGATTATTGGGAACATTCCACATAATCAGAATTTTTAGTAGTAAGATGAATGGCAGATCCACAACCAACTTCAGACTTTTCTGTAACGAAGTTAAAATCAAACTTATTAAAGGGGGGGGCTCGTCCTTCCCTTTTTCAAGTTGAACTATTATTTCCACAAGTCGCTGGAATAAAACAACCCACAGTAAAATCTAAATTCCTCGTTAAAGGTGCAACTATTCCTGCATCTACTATTGGGGCTTATGATGTTTTCTTTCATGGAAAAGCAATAAAAGTTGCTGGTGATCGCACTTTTGATACATGGGAAACCACAATTATAAATGATGAAGATTATGGAATCAGAATTGCACTTGAACAATGGATGGATCTCATCGCAGAACACAAACTAAATATAAGAAACAAGGGAATGAGTACAACGAAAGAAGGTGAAGGCGCATCATATAAGCAATCACTTAAAGTATCTCAATTTTCTAAATCTGGTAAGGATATACATCATTATCATTTTTTAGGAGCATTCCCTACTGCGTTGTCCACAATTGCACTTGATTGGGGAACACAGGAGATAGAAGAATATACTTGTACTTGGACATATGATCGGTGGATGCCTGGTTATGCAACTGTACATGGATTAACATCAGAAACTCACGGAGATGGATAGGAGATTAAATTATGGCATTTGAATTATTCGGATTTAAAATTGAAAGAAAGAGTCAGGAATCACCAAAATCAAACGTTCCTGCTTTTACGTTACCAGAGAACGAAGATGGATCAGTTATGGTATCGGGAGCCAATGCATACGGCTCCTATGTTGATTTCGATGGTGCATTTAAGAATGAAGTAGATCTGATTCTCAAATACAGAGATGCATCCCAAACTGCGGATTGTGAAATTGCAATAGACAATATTGTAAATGAAGCAATAGTAATTGAAAGTAATAAACCCGCAGTAGATATGTTTTTAGATAAAACAGATCTTTCAGAGGGAATAAAAAGTAAAATTCGAGGAGAATTTGAAAACGTTTTACATCTCTTGAATTTTAACAAATACGGGCCCGATATTTTTAGAAGGTGGTATGTAGAGGGAAGACTCTATTATCATGCAATGATCGATGAAAGTGATCCAAAAAGAGGGATTGTAGAACTCCGCAGTCTTGACTCCACTAAAATCAAAAAAGTTAAGCAAGTACAACAAGAAAAAGGTGCTGATCCTACGAAGGTGAAGGTACGTTTAGATGATATGTACACCTATAATGAACGTGGTCTTGACAGAAAAGAAGGTCAAGGAATCATGATTTCTGGTGATAGTATCGTTTATACTACTTCTGGATTATTGAACTCACAAAAAAATACAGTCCTTTCTTACTTACACAAAGCACTCAAACCTCTCAATCAACTCCGAATGGTAGAAGATGCGATTGTAATCTATCGTATCTCACGAGCTCCAGAACGAAGAATTTTTTACATTGATGTAGGTAATCTACCAAAGATTAAAGCAGAACAATATATTCGTGACATTATGACACGATACAAGAATCGTTTGTTGTATGATTCCGATACAGGAGAAGTGAAGGATGACAAACGACATCAATCAATGTTGGAAGATTACTGGCTGCCACGAAGAGAAGGTGGGAGAGGTACAGAAATTACCACACTTCCTGGCGGAGAAAATCTAGGACAACTGGAAGATGTAGAATACTTCCAGAAGAAACTTTACAAAGCAATGCACGTTCCTGTATCTCGACTAGAGGCCGATTCTGGTTTCTCTTTAGGTAGGGAAAGTGAAATAACAAGAGATGAACTTCTTTTCAGTAAATTTATCCAAAAATTACAAACAAGATTTTCCATCATGTTTAATGATATTATGGAGAGACAGTTGATATTGAAAAATATCATGACTGCACATGATTGGGAAAAAATAAAGGATAAAGTTCATTATTCATTCAATACAGATCATCATTATTCGGAACAGAAAATGCACGAAATAATGACACAAAGAATGACTATTGCAAGAGATATGGAAGATATGGTAGGTAAATACTACTCAAAAGAGTGGTTTAGATCCAATATTTTACATCAATCTGAAGAAGAAATCGAAAACGAAGATAAACAAATTGCTCAGGAATTGGAAGCTGAGGGCGGTGAAGATGAAGGTGGATATGGTGAAGAGACTAAAATTGACTTGGAAAATGACTCTAACACTCAATTAACTGACATTTCGGACTATAGAAAGAAGAATTTCGGTTAATATAGAGTTGTTTAATTGTATAAATATTAATAGATAATTTTTGGAGATTAGAATGGCAGAACAAGAAACA